AACGCCTACAAGTACATCGGTAACAGCGTCGGCACCCCCGGCACGACTCCTTCGACTTCTTTGGTGCTGTTGCAAGCCCAGCAGAAGCTGAACGAAAACGCTGCTGTGATGTCGCCTCGCTACGCCACCGTCAACCCTGCCGCTAACGCTGGTCTGGTTGAAGGCATGAAAGGTTTGTTCAACCCCACCGACACCGTGTCTCGTCAGTTCCGTAATGGCATGATGGGCACCGGCGTTCTGGGCTTTGAAGAAATCAACATGTCTCAGTCGATCAAGCAGCACACCACTGGTTCGCGTGACGCCTCTGCCTCCACCTTGGTGAAAACCCCAGGCGTGACCAGCGAAGGTTCTTCCACGATCCTGTTGGAACAAGGCTCTGTGACCACGACGATCAAAGCCGGTGACGTGTTCACCATCGCTGACTCGTATGCTGTGAACCCACAAACCCGTGAAACCACTGGTTCGTTGTTCCAGTTCGTGGCTTTGGCTGATGCCACCGCTGTGTCCGGCACTTGGACTGTGACCGTGGCCCCCATGTACTCCGCTGCTCACGCACTGGCTACCATGACCGCACTGCCTGTCACCGGCAAAGCTGCAACCTTCTTGGGCGCTGCTTCTTCGGCTTACGCTCAGAACTTGGTTTACCACAAGGACGCTATCACGTTCGCCACGGCTGACCTGTTGCTGCCTCAAGGTGTTGACATGGCTGCTCGTGCTGTGCATAACGGTATCAGCTTGCGCGTTGTTCGTCAGTACGACATCAACAACGACCGTATGCCTTGCCGTATTGACGTGTTGTACGGCTACAGCACGATCCGTCCTCAAATGGCGGCTCGTATCTGGGGCTAAATTGAATGGGGCTTCGGCCCCTTTCTCCATTTCATTTTTCAAAGGAAATTATCATGGCTATTCCTAATGGCGCAGGCGGTTACCAAGTCGGTGACGGCAATCTCTCTGAAGTAACTCTTGGTGTTCAATCTACCCCTGTGGCTCTGACTGCCGCTACGGTGCTGACCGCTGCTCAATTGACCAACGGCATCGTCACCTACACGGGTGCAGTTGCCAACATCACTTTGCCTACGGTTGCTCTCACCGAAGCTCTGGTTTCCAGTGCTAAAGTGAACAGCTCGTTCGACTTCAGCATCATCAACATCGGCGGCACGAACACTGCTACCGTGGTTGCTGGCACGGGTTGGACTCTGGTTGGTGTGGTTACTGTTTTGGCTCTGGTGTCGTCTTCGTGGCGCGCAGTCAAAACGGGTGACGGCACCTGGTCTGCTTATCGCTTGGCCTAAACCTAAATGGGGGCTTCGGCCCCTGTTTTTAAAGGAATCATCATGGCGAACAATAAACCTGTTGGCGTTGCATACGCCGATCCTGCATTGGATAGCGCTCAATACACGCTGTACACTGTCGCTCAACTGCCAGCCGCGTCTACTGCCTTGGCAGGAACCCGTGCTGCTGTAAGCAACTCGAATGCTGCATACACTGCTGGCATTGGAGCTACTGTTGTTGGAGGCGGTACCTATGTGGTGCCGGTTTTCTGTAACGGTGCCGCTTGGCTTATTGGCTGAGATAAAAGGGAGCTTCGGCTCCCTTTTTAGGTATGAACATCTATTTAATGCACCCTGTCCACGGTCGTAAAATTGCCACCATGGAGCAAGAAGCCGAAGCAGACGAAAAGAATGGCTGGTCGCGGTACAATCCCGATACGCCTGCTCCAGCCTCAGATGCTGAGATTGAAGTAGCCATGAATGCGCTGGGTATCAAACGCAAGTACACGCGCAAGGCTGTAACCGAGGAACTCTGATATGGCAATTTACACCGCTGGTGATCAAATCAATCGGGCACTCCGATTGCTCGGCATCCTAGCCGAAGGTGAAACGCCATCCGCAGCCACTTCGCAAGATGCACTGGTTGCCCTGAACCAGATGATCGACTCGTGGAACATTGAGCGTCTCTCAGTCTTCTGCACCCAAGATCAAATATTCACCTGGCCTGCTGGCGAGTACATCCGCACACTTGGCCCATCGGGTGACTTTGTGGGTTTGCGCCCAGTGTTGTTGGATGACGCCACGTACTACCGTGATCCGGGCACCAACGTGTCCTTCGGTATCAAGTTTATCAATCAGCAGCAGTACGATGGCATCGCAGTCAAGACCGTGACCTCTACTTATCCACAGGTCTGCTTCGTGAATATGGGGTTTCCCGACATCACGATGTCGATCTACCCACGGCCCACACGGGACTTGGAGTGGCACTTCGTATCGGTGCAAGAACTGGATCGACCTGCTGAACTGTCAACCCCGCTGTTCTACCCACCGGGCTACCTGCGCGCCTTCACGTACAACTTGGCAATGGAGTTTGCACCCGAGTTTGGTGTCGAGCCCAGCCCCCAAGTGTCTCGGATTGCCATGACCAGCAAGCGCGATCTGAAGCGCATCAACAACCCAGATGACGTCATGTCTATGCCGTATGCCATTGTGGCTACTCGTCAGCGGTTCAACATCTACGCCGGAAACTATTGATATGAGCACTATTGCAATTACATCTTTGCCGGTGGTTACGACTGGTCTTGCGACTGATGTATTCCCCATCGTTCAAAACAACGTCACAAGCCAGATCACGAATGCTGACCTGTTTAATTCGGTTACAGACCTGACCGTAGCCAATGCTGCCTCAATACAGGGCGTAATCATCAGTAACGGCAATGGGACAAATAATTATGCAATAGGTAGCGTTGGTAATCTTCTTGACAACACAACCGGCACCAACAACGTGGCAATTGGCACGACTGTGTTATCCAACAATATTTCTGGAGATCAGAATATTGGTATCGGAACCTTGGCGCTTGTTAATAACGATTCAGGTACTGGCAATCTGGCAATCGGTTATGTTGCCCAGCAACTGCGCACCAGTGGTAGTTACAACATGGCATTGGGTGACAATGCCCTTGCCAGAGACGTTTCTAGCTCCTTTAACACGGCAGTTGGTGCTGTGGCCCTGCTTAATGCTACTACTGGGTCAAACACCGCCGTTGGCTACCGCTCGGGCTACCTGATTACTACTGGCACCAAGAACACCATCCTTGGCCGTTACACGGGCAACCAAGGTGGTTTGGACATTCGACTGTTAAGTAACTACATCGTGCTGTCTGACGGCGACGGCAATCCCCGTGCTTACTGGAATGCCGCTGATGCCACCTTTAATGGTGCGTTGACGACCACAGGTGCAATTACCACTACCAGCGTCACGACTAGCGCATTCACTTCAATGTCGGGCGGTGTCAATACGATTGCCAGTGCCAGCGGCATTACCCCGGTCAAAGAAATTACTTACATCAGCGGCACCGCAGCCATTGACACAATTTCCCCGCAATCACCTTTGACTGCGGGTAACGGTACGATCATTCTGATCCCCACCGGCGCATTTACTTGGACTACCGCTGGCAACATTGCCATTGCAGGCACGGCAGTCGTCGGCAAGGCGCTGCACATGACCTACGTGTCTGGCAATGCTAAGTGGTATCCCAGCTACGTCTAAGCCATGAAGACACCCATCCTTGGATCGTCGTATGTGGCCCGTAGCGTTAATGCTGCGGATAACCGCATGGTCAACTTGTTCCCCGAGATCATTCCCGAGGGTGGGAAGGAAGCCGGGTTCTTGAGCCGCGCCCCAGGTTTAAACTTCCTGCAAGCCGTAGGCACCGGCCCCATTCGTGGGCTGTGGGCACACCAGACCAACGGCAGCGACTTCTACGTCGTCTCGGGCAACGAGGTTTACAAGCTCACCAGTCTTACCGGCACACCTGTCAAGATTGGCGATGTGTCTGGTACCGGCCCTGTCTCGATTGCAGACAATGGGGCTGTGCTGTTTTTTGCATGTAACGGCCCAAGCTATACATATTACGAGCCGACCAACGAGTTCAATCAGATCACAGACCCCAACTTTCCCGGCGCTGTGACCGTGGCCTACATTGACAACTTGTTTGTTTTCAATCAACCAAACAGTCAACTGATATGGTCAGTGGATACCGTTGATACATCTGTAGTTCCTCCGGCGTACATCTATCCGCTGGTGTTTAACTCAACCGATTTGTCAACTGCTGACGGATCACCCGATGGTGTGGTGGCGATCAATGTTGACCATAAACAGCTTTGGGTGTTTGGCACAGATACCACTGAAGTTTGGTACAACGCTGGACTTGCAGACTTCCCGCTGACACCCATCCAAGGCGCTTTTAACGAGATTGGCTGTGTAGCCGCATTCTCCATTGCCAAGCTTGACAACACCCTGTTTTGGCTTGGCACCGACCCTCGTGGTCAGGGCATCGTTTACAAGGCCAACGGCTACGCTGGTGTCCGGGTATCCACCCATGCCATTGAATACGCCATCGCACAATACGGCAACATTGCCGATGCACTGGCCTATACGTACCAGCAAGAAGGCCACGGCTTTTATGTGCTGACGTTCCCCAGCGCCAATGCCACATGGGTTTACGATGTAGCGACTCAAGCGTGGCATGAGCGCGCCGGGTTCAACAATGGTGAGTTCATGCGGCACCGCAGCAATTGCCAGTGCAATTTTGGCGGCAACACTGTAGTTGGCGACTTTGAGAATGGCAACATCTACACCTTCGATCTGGATGTGTACGCTGACAACGGCACCATTCAAAAATGGCTGCGCTCATGGCGCGCACTGCCCACTGGTCAGAACAATCTGCACCGCACCGCACAGCACAGTCTCCAACTCGACTGTCAGAGTGGTACTGGTCTGACGATCTATCCTGGCTACGACTCAGAGGAAATCACGACTGAGGGTGGCATTGATCTGATGACTGAAGATGGTGTTTTGCTGGTAACAAACCCAATCCTTGCATCACCAGGTTACAACCCACAGGCCATGCTACGCTGGTCAGACGATGGTGGTCACACTTGGTCAAACGAATCGTGGGCCAGCATGGGTAAGATCGGTGAATACTA